CGGTGCTGCGCAGCACCTTATCCACGCCGGCAACGGGCTCGGTGATCTTCTGGACGAAGCCCTGAAAGGCGCGGATCTTCAGACCACCGGGATAGACCTGCTTGAGCACCACGGTTGCTTGGGCAGCCCGGGCCGCAATCAGCGCCAACTGACCTACATCGGTGTCGTCGCAATCGAAGGTCAGGGAATAGTTGCCGTTGTCTTGCAGACCTTGGCGCTTTTCCTTGGCGGTGGAATCCAGGTTGGTGACGTCGATGACATTGGCCGTGCCGCCATCGGGCGTGAAATCCTGCACGTTGCCGACCTTGCTGAAGGTCTGAGGGGTAGCGGCGCCGGTGGTGCCGGCAGCAGCGAAGCCAGTGGAATCGATATTGACGGCGAAGCTGGAACCCGTGGGTGCCGGGGATGCCTGGACGATGCCGATCAGGCCGTTGATCTCGGGCATGTTGGTCACCGTGCCGAAGATCACCACATCGCCCACGGCCAGGGTGTTGGTGGCCGACACAACAGCCTTGGCGGCCTTGGTGATGGCGGTGATGGACAGTGCAGCGCCCGGGGTGCCGGACACGTAGAACTTCGACTGCTGAGCGACCTGAGCGGTACTGGTCATGATGGCGATCTCCTAAATAAAAAAGCCGCCTTGCGGGCGGCCTGGGGCGATGAAACGGTCGATAAAACGTGAAGGGTCAGTGGTACCAGAAGCTGTATTCGTAGATGAGGCGCCGCAGCTTTACCTCGGGCTCGTACTGGCTGCGTCGGCTGCGCTGAATGCCCTGGAGCGTGCCGGCGGCAAAGGCAGCGGCGAGGGCGTCTTCGACCGCCTTGCCGGCGGTGATGGCATCCATGTATTTCTCGGCATAGACATCGATCTGGATGATGCTTTGCTGAATCGGCACGCCATCGGACAAGGTGTTTTCCGTAGGGCTGACGATCTCTTGATAAATTCCATATGGCTTGGACGGGCACTGGGGCGCTATGTGGTCATAAAAATGGCCATTCAGGGCCGGGGAAACCACGCTGACGAGGGCTTCCTGGAAGATCACGATTCACCTCCCCAGCTATCGACAATGGTCTGCTCCATGGCCACGGGAATCTGCGGCTCATGCCGATAAACGACCGGCCGCACAAACGGCTTGGCGGGTGCTTCATGACCGCCGTGGCCGTATTCAACGTGGGCCGCATAAAAGACTGTCTTGTCCCCCACCTGGATCTCCAGGGCTTCGCCATCATTGGTGTCGAACAGGACGTAACGCACGGTGCTGGCGAGGGCGCCGGTTTCCCTTGGGCAGCCAGCCTTGATCTCGACCGTCATCTGCACGCCCAGGGCATTGAGCTTGTCTTTCAACGCCTGGCGCTGATTGCGAAACCCGGTCTTCAACCCGCCGCGGAACTCCTCGAGGCCGGAGACGGTGCTCTTATCAGCCATTGTTCAAGCCCTCGGCGGCGATCAGCGAAACCTCACGATTGCGCTCATCCACGTTGTCGGAGTACTGGATGTTGAAGATCCGCCCTTGATATACAGCACGCAGCGAAGCCACCACTTTGGGATCAGCCAGTTCGGGGCGATAGCGAACGGTGATCTTGTGCGTCAGCTCTGCATTGATGGCCTGGGCAATAGCCAGCTCACGGCCGGACAGGGTTTCGATGGATCCCCAGACCGTGGCAACGTCGGACCAGACCAACTCCTGCCCGCCCACGGTATCGATAGTGCCGCTCTGGGTCTGGATCAGGATGCGCTTGCGCAGCGTGCCTGCTCTCATTTCATCCTCACTTTGGTTTCCACCCGGATGCCACGCATCAGATCCGCAGCCACGACCTCAGGGTTGATCGGCAAGCCAAGCCGAGCGCCAAAGGCAGTCAGCCCCATATACGGGCCAACCCACCAGGCGCGGCGGATCTTCACCTCGACCTTCAGCTCGAGCGTGGCCTTTTGCATCACATCACCACCACACGCCAGGGATCGAGCAGCCGATCCACATAGGGCAGCTCGGCAACAGTTACTCGGGGCGCAACCACCAGCTCTTCACGGTTTTCGTACAGGGCGCCGATCCGCAGCAGCATCCAGTTCTTGATGCCCTGGGGCACCGCGGCCGCGTTGCCATAACCAGCGTCAAAATTGACCTGGACAGCTCCGATCTGCGGCAAGGTGATCGGCCAGATCTTTCCGAACACCGGGGTGATGCGTGCCGGCGCGCTGGTAAGGTCAGCCGTCCAGTCGGTGCTGGGCATGGTCTGCAGGGTGCCGCCCATGTCCAGGTATTTGATGCTGGTGACCGCCTGGATGGGCGGGTGCTCGAGCTGGATGGCGTGGCCGGGAACACTGTAGGAAACGCCAGCAGGAATGCCCAACAAGCTGGGCCCAGGGAAGGAATCCAGGACGAGCTGCCAGGACTGGGTGCAAAGGGCGCGCTGGCACTCTGTCTCAGCAAACTGACGTGCGGCCGTGATGAGCGCCGAGATCAGGGTGTCGTCGTCGGAGATTTCCACCCGCAGATGGGCCTTGGCCTCCGCCAGGGAGACGGGCTCCTCTGTCGGCGCGGTGATCAGCTTGTAGGGCATGGATGGGCTTGCCTATCAGTTTGCAGGCGTCTGCAGCGCAGCGAGCTGGTCAGTGCCAAGGGCGGACAGCTGATCCGTGGTCAGGGCGCTGACTTGATCGGTGGTCAGAGTGGCGAGCTGGTCGGTGCTGAGGGCGGCGAGATCGGCAGTCACCAGCGCAGCGGTCTGCTCGGTGGAAAAGGCCTCGACTTGCTCGGTCACCAAGGCCCGGAGCCTGAGCATCATCGGCTAGGCGCTTGGCCTCAGCGGCGGCGGCGGCAAGGGCTTGCGCTTCAGCGGCGGCAGTAGCGGCCTTGGCTGCAGCGACGGCAGCTTTATCGGCGAGCTTTTGGGCTTTTTCGGCATCGAGATTCACGTCGACGAGTTCGGCGATTCCACCGAGCACATGGCGTTCGGTTTCTTCGCTGATGGGGTAATGCTTGCCAGCTTCAAACTTGGCTTCGCCAGCATCGAAGAAGTTCTGCTTGTAGCGGACCAGACGAGTGGTGCTCATGGCATTTCCTTAATAAAACAGGGGCACCCCACATAGAGGGCACCCCTAGGTTGAAGTTGCAGGACTTAGACGATCTGAACGACGGAAGCAGCACCCAGGTTGATTGCCGGGTTGGCGCTGGCATCCTTGACGGGCTCGTAACGAGCATTGCCGCCGTACAGGTAACCAGCGACCAGGCTGGCAGCCGTGCCGACAGTGATGGACAGGCGCACGTAGCCGAAGCCATTGGCGGTGTCGAGATCCTGGGCGCGGAAGTTGATCATGGCCTGCTTGTTGTCACCGCTAGCCTTGACGATCTGGGTGATCGCCTTGCCGCTCAGGTCTTTGGCGCCGGTACCTGAGCTGTCACTAGCCTGCTGAATCTTGGCATCGACAGTGGCAGAAGCGCCCAGGACGCCGGTGGAAACCAGGGCCATGAAGCTGAGGAAGTTCTGGACCGAAACCCAGCCAGTAGTGACGGCACCGGCGCCCTGGCTGACGGGATCGACACTGCCCAACAGGGCGAGGCCATCGGAAATCGCGTTGTTCATTTGCATGGTGAATCTCCTGTGAAGAGAGAGAGAACACGGCCCCTCGATAACGAGGGGCCACGTACTTGCTCAGAGCCGATCAGCGGGCGCCGAGCTGGACGAAGGGGGACAGGTTGTTGCTGCCGTTGGCCGGCGCGATGGGGTTGACGATCCCGGGCTGGCCATCGATGCGGAACGTGGCGCGGAAGGCCGCGGCGTCGGCATCGAAGTACAGGTGCAGGGAGGTGGCGGTCTGAATGCCTTCAGCCTTGGTGATGGTGCGGTAGTAGCTGAGGTCCAACAGAGACACGTCGCCTTGGGAGCTGAAGCTCTTGGCGTGCTGGCTGACCACGACGGGGCGGCCCAGCAGCATGCCGTAGGGGTTCAGCTGGATACCGCCGACATTGGGAGCGCCACCCGGCATATAGATCGGGTAGTTGCCCAAGGTCAGGGTGAACAGTGCGGGCAGCACATCGTTGTTGATCATCCAGATAGCTTTGCCGTAAGAGCCAGCGGGCAGACGGGCGATCATGTTGGCCAGGTTGAGGGCGGTCAGGGTGTTGGTAGCCTGGCCGGAGTCCTTGGCTACGGTAACCACAGCGTTGCCCTTGAGGGCGCCAACCGGCGTGCCGTTGCCCGTACCCCAGAGGATGGCTTCGTCGGTCTTCCAGCGGATACTGATGGGGAGCTTCTTGGTCAGATAGCTGCCCAGGGCTGTGGAATCCGCCAGCAGCTCATCGGTGATGGGGACCAGGGTCAGCAGCTTGTGCAGACGCATCTGCAGGGCGGAGAGCTTGGGCTTGGTGGGGGTACCGGCCAGCGCCTCGCCCTGCCAATAAGAGCGGATGCCGTCAGTGCCCCAGGGAGTGGTTTCGTCCTTGGGAAGCACCAAGCCATTGCCGGAGATCTCGGTAT